CCACTAAGAGATTTAGCATATTTTCCAAATGAGGGGTGGAACTTATTCACGTTTCTTTTATATCTTTCCGTACCATTCTTGTTTTTTATGGTTAGTGAAGTAGTTGCCCCACAACCCGAAACATATAAAGATAAATCAGTTGATTTACGTGAATACTATTATGATAATTATAGAGTTATATTAGGGTTAGCATGGATGTTACAAGTTATGCTTCTCGCAAATCTTTTTATATTCTTTAAAGGAGAATTGGAATCATTGAAAGTAATAGGTAGAGTTATTATGCTTTGTATTATGGCTCCAATGGTGATAAGTAACAATAAAAAAGTACATGAAATTGGTATGGGAATATTTCTATTAGGATTCATTTACACCATCTTAAAATATCATGTCTATGCGGTGATTTAGTCTTGACTTATTGATATTTCGTGTTATAATATATTATGAGCTTATATACAGATCAAAAATACGTGGGATTAATCTCACCTCGCCTTGACTTATTCAAACAAGTTAGACCCAATCTTTGGAATTCACGATGTCCTATTTGTGGTGATTCTCAAAAGAATAGATCAAAGAAACGAATGTACATTTACGCAAAGAAGCAAGACTTGTTTGTGAAATGTCATAATTGTGGATATGGTTCTAATCTAGGAAACTTCATAAAACATCTCGATCCTCATTTACACGGACAATATGTATTAGAGAGGTATGGCCAAGGTCAAACTAACCCCCGCAAAACAAAAGAACCAGAATTTAAATTTGAACCACCAAAATTCAAACCTAGACCAACTACCATTGATTTGCCATCCATAGGTACTCTCCCATGTGATCATCATGCCCGATTGTTCTATTCAGGTAGAAAGATGCCTAATTCTTTCTTAGATAAGGTGTATTATGCAGATGATTTTAGAGAGTGGGCAATGTCAGTATCCGAAATCGATTATTCTAATTTAGGTAGAGAAGAATCAAGAATGGTTATTCCATTTTTTGATACAGAAGGAAAACTAATTGCCGCTCAAGGCAGAGCTTTAGGAAGTCATGAACTCCGATATATTACCATTAAGGTTACTGAAGATAGTCCAAAAGTTTATGGACTGGAACGATGGAAATTAGAAGAACATACATATATTGTAGAGGGTCCAATTGACTCAATGTTCCTTCCAAATTGTCTTGCCGTTGCTGGAGGTGATCTCCAATCGATAAACATTGATAAGAAACGGTGTGTATTAATATTCGACAATGAACCAAGAAATGAACATACTGTTAAAAAATTAATGAAGGCTATAAGTGATAGATGGTCTGTTGTCATTTGGCCAAAAAGAAAAAAATTTAAAGATATTAATGATTTAGTTATGAATGGTCTATCAACCGATGAAATCCTTGAAATGATAAATAAAACTACTATGAAGGGATTGGAGGCGGATTGGGCAGCCAGAGAGTGGAGAAATGTCCATTGATTTAGATTATAGAGGGAAAAAACTAATAAAAGAAACGAAGGTTCATGAACACGGATTTGTAAAATTACTCGATGTCATGGGCAATGATGAAGAAGTAGAAAACGCCGCACGTATTAGTTATGGAGAAGGAACAAGAAAGGTAAGTCAGACGCGTAATCTTTTACGCTACCTAATGAGACACAAACACACCTCACCCTTTGAGATGTGTGAAGTCAAGTTCCATATCAAATTACCCATCTTTATTATGCGCCAGTTAGTCCGTCATAGAACGGCAAACCTGAATGAGTACTCGGGGCGGTACTCTGTCATGTCAGATGACTTTTATTTTCCAAAAGGGGATAGTCTTAAACCCCAATCAACGACAAATAAACAAGGTAGAGAAGAAGGGGAGTTAGGTAATGATATTGGCGAAATCGAATTTGAAATATATCGTATTTTCGATGGAGCGACTAACGCCTATAAAAATCTACTAGATTGGAACGTATCAAGAGAGCTTGCAAGAATTGTGCTCCCTGTGTCGAACTATACCGAAGTAATATGGAAGATAGATTTACATAATTTTTTTAAATTTTATCAATTAAGGGGTGACAGTCATGCGCAAGAAGAAATACAACAGTTTGCAGATGTAATGTGGAAATTAGTTGAACCACATTTTCCTTTATGTTGTGAGGCATTTACAGATTATGTACTAAATGCAAAGACCTTTTCTGCAAAAGAAATGGAGATTATAAAAGACAATCTTCCCAATATAGTTGCAACTGATAGATTGTCAGGACGAGAAGAAACGGAATTTTTAGACAAATTAAAATAGAAAGAAGAAATCATGCTACCTACCGAATACCAACAGTTTATTCATCTATCGAGATATGCGAGATGGGATTATGACAAAGAACGAAGAGAAACATGGCACGAAACAGTTGAACGATACTTTGATTTCTTCACGAAACATTTAAACGAAACGTGTGAATTTAGTTTAGATAATGGAGCAAGAGTTGAATTAGAAACTGCAGTTAAAGAACTAAAGGTAATGCCGTCTATGAGATGTTTAATGACGGCGGGGCCTGCATTAGAAAAGGAAAATGTTTCTGGATATAATTGTGCCTACGTGAAAGTAGATCAACTTAGATCATTTGATGAAATTCTTTACATATTAATGAATGGTACAGGTGTTGGGTTTTCAGTAGAAGAAGAATATACAAATAAACTTCCAATAATTCCAGATGAACTATATGAAACAGACACAACTATTGTCGTTGCAGATTCTAAATTAGGATGGGCTAGAGCATTTAAAGAACTTGTGGGATTACTTTATGGAGGACATATACCGAAATGGGATGTGAGTAAGGTTAGACCTGCAGGCGCACCACTAAAAACATTTGGCGGAAGAGCTTCGGGTCCTGATCCTTTAGTCGATCTATTTAATTTCACAGTAAGCACTTTTAAAGCTTCAATAGGAAGAAAACTTAAACCAGTAGAATGTCATGATATTGTTTGTAAAACTGCAGAAATTGTTGTCGTGGGTGGTGTCCGCCGTTCTGCTCTTATTAGTCTTTCTAATCTCAATGATCGTGAAATGCGATTCGCCAAACATGGTGAATGGTATAAAGACAACGTACAACGGGCACTTGCAAACAACTCAGTTAATTATAAAGAAAAACCAGATGTTGGAACTTTCATGCGAGAATGGTTATCTCTCTATGATTCAAAGTCTGGAGAACGTGGTATATACAGTAGTTTAGCAAGTAAATATCATGTAAATCAACTAAATAGTAGAAATAGGGATAAAAATGGCACATACATTCAACGAAGAGTGGGGAGAGATGATTTCGGCACAAATCCTTGCAGCGAAATCATATTACGATCCAGAGAATTCTGCAACTTGTCCGAGGTCGTCCTCAGAAGCAACGACACTTTGCAGTCTATCAAAGACAAGGTTAGGATTGCGACTATCCTTGGAACTTTCCAATCCACTCTCACAAGTTTCAAATATCTCTCAAGAGAGTGGAGTAAAAATTGTGAAGAGGAGCGATTACTGGGAGTCAGTCTTACCGGAATCATGGATTGTGCCCTGACAAATGGTTCAAAAGGCAACATACAAAAAACATTAAGTGAACTACGTGAAGTTGCAGTTAAAACAAATGAAGAGTATGCAGATAAATTAGGGATTAACCGTAGTGTATCTATTACGTGTGTTAAGCCGTCTGGTACTGTTTCTCAGCTTGTTGACTCTGCTTCTGGTATTCATGCCCGCCATAACCCCTTTTATATTAGAACTGTAAGAGCGGATAATAAAGACCCCCTTTGTAAAATGATGAAAGCAGAAGGTTTTCCGAATGAGCCGGATATTACAAAACCTGAACACACAACTGTCTTTTCATTTCCACAAAAGAGTCCAAAAGAGGCAACTTGTAGGAATGACATGACTGCATGGAAGCAGTTATCACTATGGCACACATACGCAAAAGAATGGTGTGAACATAAACCAAGTGTGACAGTATCCGTCAAGGAAGATGAATGGGTCAATACGGCTGCATGGGTCTATGAAAATTTTGATGACATAAGTGGTATTAGTTTTCTACCATTTAGTGACCATACTTATAGGCAAGCACCGTACCAAGATTGTACTGAAAAAGAGTACGATGAACTATTAAGTAAAATGCCAAAGAAAGTCAATTGGGGCACTTTGGCAGAATTTGAAACTCAAGATTATACTAGTTCTAGTCAAGAGTTTGCGTGTACTTCAGAGAAAGGTTGTGAAATTGTTGATATTTCTCCACAAGCTACACCATAGATAATGAGAATATCAAGACATTTAGCTGGAGTAGCCATGTCAATAGGTCTTAAAGATAAATTTAATATGTGGTTAGATGATGTAAAAGATAAACTTTTTAATGTCTTTGGTCGTGACAAAATAGAAAAAGAAAATTTATACGAAACTAGATGGGTGTGGTATCATACTCTATTAGTTATAGAACTGTTTATAATAATCATTTTATTGTGGTATATTGCTATATGAAAACTGAGACTAAACATTTTTTTATGAAGGTCATAGCGGGGTGCCTTATTTTAGGGCTTATATGTTTTCTTATGTTCTTTTTTGTCAAGGGAGTAAGAGCGGAAGCGGTAGGTGCAGATGAACTGAATAAAGCAAGGAAGCAATTTAAAAATGAACCTTTCATTAAAGTTCCTAATGATGAGTGGCCAAGTCAAGTTATTTTTGATACTATTCATGTGTGTTATCAAGGAACTATAAGATGGATAGCAATGGGCAATCCCAATCTTATGAGTACGACACCACCGTATCCCGTTCAGAGACTTATGACTGTTCATTGTTTTTGTGTATTAGACAAAATCAGGACAGAATATAAGTTTTCGATATGGACAAAAATGCTTTTTGGGGATAATCCGATGGAGCCTGTAGTCGCACCTAGAGAGTTTATGGAAAAGGCCATATACTGTATTAGAGATCATAATACTTTGGCTGGAGTAGTTTTACTAGATCAAGACACGATAGATAAATTTTTAAATGATAATGAAACTAAAAATAACACAAAAATAGAGGTAAAACCACCTGATAACAATTCTGGGGAATCAGACTCAACACCAGAGCAACCAAAGGAATTGCCTACAGAAGATGCGCCTCTGTTAAACTTTTAACAAGGAAAAAATGGAAAAGTTAAGACGAGTATTTTTGTTATGCTTTTCTATATTAATATTCTGCGGTGTTTCGGTACAAGCCATCACCAAAGAAGTCATAGAAGAGGTAAGAAAATCGGTAGTATTGCTATCGATAAACAAATTAGAAAATCCACCTGTTGACGCCCGTAATGGATTGTGTTCTGGAACAGTCATCAATGAACAAGGTCATATATTGACTAATTTTCATTGTGTGTATGAACAGAAAACAATGAATATGTATTATTGGGATGAGGAGGATTGGCATGAATATACAGTAAAAGTAATTGGTGAAGATCCATTAGCCGATTTGGTTTTACTTGAAGTAATTGGACTAAAAAGAAAAGTCCCATACTTAAAGTTTGCTAAAAAGGAAGACATACATTTAGGAGTAGAAATCTTTGTATTAGGTCATCCGATGGGAATGGCATGGAGTCTATCAAAAGGTATTATTTCTAGTACTGAAAGATACTCAAGACACCCTTATATCAAATCAATTCAAGTAGATGCCGCAATCAATAAAGGAAATTCTGGTGGACCCGTAATCAATGAAAAAGGTGAAATCGTAGGAATTGCTACATTGATGGTATCGCGAACAAATCAAAATGCAGGAGTTGGGCTAGCAGTTAAGGGTGACCTTGCAGAAAAATCACTTGCCGTGATGTTAGAAAAAGGTAAAGTAAATCGTCCAGCATTAGGGGTTATGATTATTCCTTTGTTTGGGAAAGCCAACCAAAGAGAAAAAATATTCAAGGATAATCCTGATATAAATACATCAATCCCCAATACTTACGGTTTAATGATAAGTAATAAAAATAAACCAACCGATCCTTTACCTAAAGGATTAAAAGCATGGGATACCATAATAGGTATTAATGATATTGCTATCAACAATGATATTGAATTTGCTGAGCAGTTGGGAAAATATAAAATCGGTGATACAGTCAGTCTCAATATTCTTAGAGATAAACGATTTATACAGGTCGACAACATTACTCTAAAAGTATTTCCTGTTCCAACCAAGTTAATGTATGGACAGAGAGCTCTGACAGTACCGATCCCAAACAAAAAGAAAAATTAGAGGCAGGAGATGGAAATATGCCAGTAAATATAATCTGGGAAGATGGAGATGCTACAGTATCTATATTATGTGATGGATGTGATAAAGAATACGAGATTATATCAAAAGATACTACAGGGTTAGAATTATGTTCCTTTTGTGGACATTACCTTGAAGTAGATAGTGAAACGGGTGAAACAGATGAATCAGAAGAAGATAGCTGGGATTGATTATTCATTAACTTCACCAGCAATATGTGTATATAAGGAAAAAGATGATGGATTTTTTGATTTTGATAGGTGTATGTTATATTATCTATCTAATAACGAAAGACAACAACAACTTGCCTCCGGGTGTGGGGTAAGTAATCTTATTGCTGAACGCTATCCTGAATGGGAAACCGAAGAGGAAAGACATGATGCTCTTTCCTCTTGGGTTATGTTGTTAATTCAAGGATGTAGTGAAGTTTTTATTGAAGGATATGCTTTTGCTACTTCTGCGCAAGCTGGTGTTCGTTCAATAGCAGAAAATACTGGACTACTAAAGCACAAAATGTGGAAACAAAAAATGTCATTCAAGACTTATCCCCCTACTGTAATCAAGAAATTTGCAACAGGGAAGGGCAATGCAAACAAAGAATTGATGTATGATGCCTTTGTCGGTGAACTCTTAACTCCCACAGACCTCAAAGAACGATTAACTCCCCGAGCAAAAAAAGTAATAAATCCGATTAGTGATATAGTAGATGCCTATTTCATAGCAAAATGTGGTGCAGAAGGCATGTTATGACTGATAAAGAACGAAAGCAAATTGCTAATCGAAAATACTATGAAAAGAACAAAGATCGTCTTGCTGAGAAATGGAAATATGATGATAATCGAAAAGAATATTTAAAAGAATACTACAAGAATAATAAAGAAGCTATTTTAGAACGTGCAAAAGAATGGAATAAACGTAATAAAGAAGCAAGAAAATTGATCATGGAACGTGAAAAGAGAAGTAAATTGAAACCTTTTTGGGAGGTTAAGCCCACTAAATAGTCATGAACATAAAAGACTTCCAAGAACTTATTGATTTGACAGACTATCTTGCTGTATCAAATGAATATCTCATCCGCAAATTTACAGAAGGCGGTAACTACTTGATCATTGACACCTATGGTGATTTCTTAATACTAGAAAGAGATGAAGTGGATACTGTTACGAATATAATTTGGAATGACCTCTATGGTCCCTTATCAGAAGAAATCCCACACATCTTAAATTAATAAACACTTGACTTTCCTGGCTTGTTGTGTTATAATATAACTAGAGAATGAGAGAAGAATTATGTTAGAAAATGCAGTTGAAGCAGTAGGAAATTTTGATGTAGCAATGGACGGTTTATATGTTATTCGTGAAGGCGCCTTTGGATTCTTGACAGAAGCGAAAGAATCACCTTATACTTGGATGTTTGCGGCATCTGTTGTCGCTGGAGCATTACCCCTAGCCTTAGTATTTTTTGGCTTTGGATGGGTAGAATGTGTTAGAATAGACTGTGGATTAGTATCACTAGGAGGATAAATGGAAACAGATCAAGATATTACAATTCTTGATATACCTACGGCCCACTCATTTACATCAGAAAAGATATATCATTTTGTTTGTGGAGAATGTAAAAATTGGTGGAGTCATGCAACTGATATGGTTTATAGGCGAGGTCAAAATATGTCTTGTCCTCATTGTGGGGAGAAGAGAGGAATTGTTAAAAAAGACGGAGATGTAAATCCCCGATGGGAAAGAGATGTAACATAAATGGTAAGAATATTTCAATATAGAAAAAATAGTGTCGAAAAAAGAACAAGTATAGGCAAATCTAAAAACACAAAACCAAAAAACAAACACAAGAAGAAAAATTGGAAAAAGTATCGTGGTCAAGGACGATGATGGAAACTACCATTATATATCGCCAGAAAATAGAGACTTTGAACTAGAAACTTTTCTTACAATAAGATATGACAATCACGGACAAGAAATCGGACTTCATGATCCAAATAAAAAGAAAAGATCAAAGGGCGGATGGACAACATATTTTGTACGAGTAAAACAAAAGCAAAAATAATTTTGGATTTAATTTGTCTTAATTTAATTCAAATGATATTGACAGTTTGTATTATTGTCTTAATGACTTCTTGTGCGTCTGATACTCGCCCTCCATTATGGTTACGAGCGATAGAGACATTACCACAAGTAGAAGGTTTCAGTAGAGCGGGATTATTTACTATAAACGATAAAATATATGTACAATTTTGTGATCCAAACGGAAATCAGATATGGTTGAGGTATAATGAAGGCAAACATACATGGAGACAGAGTAGGTATAATTCGCAAGGGTGTGTAGATGGTGAAAGAAGTACGGGACCAGTCGAATGATACTGAAGTTATAGACAGACCGCCTAAGAAAAAAAGAGAACCAGAAAAGCCTGGCAGGTTTGCTGTGGTTTTACACAATGATGATTTTACTCCAATGGAATTTGTAGTGTATGCTCTACAAGAAGTTTTTAATCATCCACATGAACGAGCTGAACAAATTATGTTAAATGTACACAAAGAAGGTTTGGGTGTCGCGGGAATATATCGTCTTGAGATAGCCGAGACCAAAGCATACGAAACGGCAGAATTAGCAAAAGAAAATCAATATCCTTTAAAAATAACAATTGAGGAGATAAAATAATATGTCATTATATTCTAGATTTTGTGCATGGTTATCAGGGTGGCCGGAATCTAAAGAAAATAAAAAAGAAAGAGAACAGATATATCTTTTTGCAGAAGAAGAAAGAAATATCAGAGAAAACAATAAGAACATAGGGAAAAAATCAAATAAAAAAACTGAGATCATGAACTAATGAAAGCAATACTTGAATTCAATTTACCAGCAGATGAAGAACAATTTAACGTAGCATCAAAATCAATGGATTGGGCATTACTTGCTTGGGACCTAGATCAAATGGTACGGAAATTGGTGAAATATCACCCTGAAGAATATGATACTAAAACATTAGAACATATTCGGGAAGAAATATACAATATAATGGAAGAAAAAGGATTACAATTTCCAGCATAAGGTACTTACATGCCAGATAAAGTATATCTACCTATGAATCCAGAAATGAGAGATGAACTCCGTTATGCGATGAATACTCAATTTCGATATAAACTCTATAGAGATATAGTATTTCCTTTTCTTCCGTCTTTAGGTGTAACCCATATCATACAAGGATTTGAAGCAAAAGAGGAAATGGGATTCGTTGGAGTGTTACACCTATGGTATGAAAATAATTCTGGTAAACTTTCTTGTCAAACTAAAGATAAACACTTTGTAGCTGGAGACTGGAAACATGAATGGTATGATCGTCCAGAAGATGCAATCAAGTTAGCAATACAAATTCAAGAAAGCAAACCCTATAATGAAAATAAATTAATAGAAATTGCTATACAATATGCCAGAAAAGCAGCAGATAAACAAGTAAAGAAGTTAGTTGAAGAACAGTTAGAAAACGAAGAAATACCACCAAAATTATTAAATTGAAAGGATAATATGGGTATTGGATTTAGTGCAATATGGAATGGTCCAAGTTTCTTGGAGAGAAAACCATCAGCTCTCAGAATGGCCGCAAGAGATGGCCTAGCAAGAAAGAAACGTGATAAGTCAGGAAAACTAAAGGCAAGAGAACATTTTGCCAAAGATTGGGATAAAGACTTATGGGATTAAATTCCCAGAAAGGAGGGTTTTTTGAGAGGAAAACTTTTCACTCATTGGATGAGGATAGAAGTATTCGTTTTAATAATTTTCTTATATTTTATTATCTATTTAATCTGGTAATTATTTTTATCATACTTCTTTTTTTATTGCTATCAACATAGTATTTATACATTTGCGTTTTTGACATTATGAGATATATTTTTGGTACATTTGTATTATATTGTATAGGATGGTTAGGCGGTGATGTTTTGATATCTGCTCTCTGGATAGGAGCAGCTTATGGATTTATAGACTTTATGCAACGATGAAAGTATTAATTTTTGGATTATCAGGTTCAGGTAAAACGACATTAGCAAAAGAACTTGCATATCATTTTCAATTACCACATTATAATGCCGATACGATACGAGAATTACACAATGATTGGGACTTTAGTGAGTCAGCCAGATATAGATCGGCACGTAGAATGGCTAAGTTTGAATTTGGTATTCTAGATTTCATTTGTCCATTAGAAGGCTTACGAGCATCACTAAACCCAGATTATTGTATTTGGATGGATACAATTCGTGAATGTAAATTTGAAGACACTAATCAAATGTTTGAGAAACCAAATTTGTGGAGAGCTACAGAGTCATCTAGTAATATAAGAATAACGAGTTGGGAAGAAATTGAAACCTTATGGCTCGCTATGGAAGACTTTAAACCTGGAATTAAAGGCATAAGTTCATTTTTACAAGAATGTAATAATTTTATATCAGTCAACAAATAAAGGATATTAATGAAAGCAACGGTATTTAGTACAACGAAATGTGTTTGGTGTGATAGAGTAACAGTAATGTTAAAAGACGCTAAAATAGAAGTAAATAAAATTGATATTACGGAAAGCCAAGACAATTTTAAACAGATGAAGGCTTGTGTAGGGAAAACAAAAATGAATACTGTTCCCCAAGTAGTTATTGATGATGAATATATCGGTGGATATACAGAAGTAGAAAGATTTATAAATCACTTATAGAAAAAGAAATGGGAACAGGAATAATAGAAGCGTGGTTATGGAAAAATATAATTTATATTCTATGGATCAATGCTGTCATACAACATTGGGGACAACCTCATGGGTTTTAATTTTTTTACTACTTACATCTTGTGCCTATCGTACAGAAATACGTTGTCCGTCTGGTTTAACTATGAAGCAAGTAGATAAAAAGTGTGATTTTATTCAGCATGGAAGTACAAGTAAATGGATATTAAAAGAAGAATATAAAAAAGAATAAGGACCTAAGCATTCTGAGTAAGTGGTAGGAGTGGTCAGAGGTAGAGGAAAGCTTCGTTGAGTGGACTTCTAGGGTAACTTCCCCTTCAATGACTCTGAGGTAAGAATGTTATGTGAGTGAGTTGCAATTAAGTCCCTGTCATTTCAGAGATGATATTCAATTGCACAGACAAGAGCGGTGATGACGATTCGTGAGAAGTTCGCAGACCTAAGGTTTTTGCTGTCGAAGGCTAAGGACAAACTCATGGTTCCTCTCACTATAAGAAAAGGTAAAAATGGCAAGAAAAGTTCTTAAAGAAGTTATGTTTGAAGAAGAAGAGTTTGAAACATGTGTTAGCTGTGGAAAACTAACAAACGTAAAGAAGACGGACGATGTTACATTTCGTTCTGGATACATAGAAGGAGCAGGACAATTATGTTTATCCTGTAGTCAAATCAAAAAAGAATGGGTAAAACATGGATAAAGCGATAACAACATACATTTCAGTACTCAAGGCTGAGATAGCACATTTGAAAACATTACTTGAGCCACACGATACAGGGCATATTCATACTACAATATCTACATTAGAACATCGTGTTAAAGAGTTAGAAGGTGGTAATAGAAGATAAATCTATAGAAATTGCTGGTAATAGACTAGTATGGAGACACATACAAAAAGAGAACCAAAGGATGAT